TACTGGCTCCCAGCCTTCACGAAACCTTTTGGAAACATTTGTTCGGTCTTCTTGACCCAACGTTTCAGCCCTTATCCATCGGTAAACCATACCAGCTGGAGGATCGTTAGGAACCTCTAACATAGAAGGTGGCTTCCAAGGAGTCTTGGCCTTTTGTGTTGTCATCCTAGTTTCTTGAGCTCTAGGTGCCCTTTTTTCAGTTTTAGTTTCTTTACTCACGATTTTTGTAACCTCGCTTTTTGTATTGCGTAATCTTTAAATGAAACGCCTAAACGTTTCGCTAGTCTTTGCTCGCTTGGAGAAAGCTCCACTCGATTACTTGGTTTGCGTCCAGTCGATGTAGTGCGTGATGGTGAAGCAACGGTTTGGACGGGTTTTGTAGCTTCCACGTTGTTATCAAACTTATTAGGTAATTCCAACCTAAGTCTGTTATCTAATTCATTGTAATACTCATCTGAGTTTAAATCAAAACCTTCTGAAGCTAATTGTTCATGAATGGTCAAAGCTACAGTTGTAGCAACTCGGTCTTGATTGAACCAAGTGTTTTTAGCAGCCCATTCTTGAGCTTTTGGAGAAGGCTCCGCGTACTCTTGAACTTGTTGAGGTTGTTGTTGTTGTATTGGACTCTCAACTTCTTTACTTATTGCTTCATCATAATCTGATTCAAACTGGCTTCTTTGTTGAGACGCTTCAATATATTTCTTTTCGGCAATAGCAGTGCTCAATAATTC